ATGTTGTCTTTAACCAACACGTTCATTGAAGAGAACACTTTGATATCAAGAAGTTCTTCTATCACTTCTCTTCTGTCGGAAGGACTTAATTGCATAAAAGGAATAAAGTTTGCGGTGCCAAGAACAATAATCTGGGTAAACGTCTTAAAGTTCATCCTTAGGACATTTTGCTCAAACCATTTTTGCTGCTCAATTACTGATGAATGTTGATCAAGCAGTTCGCCGTTTTTATAAATCTCAAATACCGCCGGGGCTAGACCTCTTACAACTTTCCATTCGGTCTTGTTAATCTGGAATTCTAGTTCAACAATACAGTCCTTTTTGTTGATGTTATTGACCAGTTGAGGAATATTGACCTGTCTATAGGGCTTTTTAAAAAGCGCAAAGGCCAAAATACTGGATAAAATAGATTTACCCATAGAATTCCGACCCTTATAAAGGGTCATATTATCAATATTTAAATCATACTCAAGAAAATTATTGCCAATCGAAAGAAAATTCTTGGCCCTGGCTTTTTTAAAAACTATCATCTGGGTATCCTGGTGGAATTACAAAATCATGACTACTAACTTTACAATACTTAAACCCGACTAATTTACAGGTTTTTATTAACATCTCTTCATCGTGCTCTACGATATTCAATTCATCAATGCCCATCTCATTAAGCATTAATACGTATCGTTCCGCATCATCTCTGTCCTCAAAAAACAAAATAACCTTTTCGCCCATTTCATTAATAACCGAAAAGGCCCCTTTTTCATTACCACTTGCTAATGTAATAACAAACATCAGACCATATCCAATGCGGACTTATAAATGTCGTTAATTATATTTTTTACCTTGGTTTTATCCAATGTAACGTCCGTCTCATCAATATAGGAATGTAAAATGCTCATGGTATCTTCACTTTCAATATTTTCTAAAGATCCGATAGTAGAGAATTCAAGATTTTCGACTACCTTCATTTCATAAGGACCCTGATCATTTATTTTTTCAATAAACTTTTCAAACTTTCTTACGTCCTTCTTGTTTCTTACAATTACTCTTACTAGTTTTCCTTCTAGGTCCTTTGGAATAAAGATCTTGTCCTCATCATAAACAATTTGATAATGCAACTTGTAAGGATTATTAACATGTTCGTGCTCTAAGGTCTCAGTATCAAAAATAGTAAATCCCCTTACGTCGTCAACATCATTAAAGTAGATCTCATAAGGATTACCTAGATAAAAGATTTTTCCATTATCAGATCTGGTGTGATAGTGACCAGAGAAGACCTTTTCAAATTTAAAGAATGGATCGGGATCTCTTGAATCTTCCATAACATGTCCTCTGTGGGCCACGAATCCATTTAGCTCCAGATGGGCCACTGCAAGCCGCGCAGAGGAGCCTCTGACGGCCTTATAGACCGATTCCTCATTCTCGGTGTTTATCCAAGGAATAAAGAGAATATCTAATCCTTCTACATTGACCTCGGTTGGGTCTGAGTAAACGTGAATGTTTTTATATTGCTGAAGAAGGAGTGAAGGAGAATTTAGTTTATTAGAATTTTTCAGGGTGACATCGTGGTTACCCGTAATCATATGAACCTCATAATTCCTAAGAGGTTCTAGAACAACTCTCTGGGTCCATTCTAGACCTTCAAAATCAATTGATCTTCTATTATCAAAGGCATCTCCTAAATGAAGAACAGTTTTGATTCCTTCTTTTTCTAATGTAGGAAAGAAGATGTTTTTATAAAACAGTTCAAAATAATCTCGGAAGAGTTTGGAAGACTTCCTGGCGCAGTAATGGGTGTCTGTGATACAACATACTTTAGCCATCGATCTCATCCTTATAAGACTGAACCAGGAGTAATAAAAGCGCCCGGTCTTCAGAAGATTCTAATTTAGTAAACAGTTTTTCAATCATCACTTTTCTTTTATCTTCTTTTATTTTAGACTGTCTCTCTTCACTTTGTAGTCTCATTGGATGCGATTCCTTAAATAAACATTATCACGAATAGAAGAATAATCTGAATAATTATCAGTGCATTCCCCATCATCAAACATGACTTCACTAAAATTCAGTCTTTCAATAATCATTGACTTTTTCTCGGATTCTTTCTTCTCAATTTTAATTCGCCTCAAATAAGCATAATAAGTGATCTGTGTAAAGTAGGCAAAGGGGTTGGTTGATTTTTCTGGATCAAAATTTAGAATGTACCTAGACATATTTTCGACCGCATCAGAAATCAGGTCTTCTTTAAAGGAATAATTTGCATAATTTCCCTGATAACCAAATCTTGTTGCGATATGAAGAAAGCATTCTCCTATGTATCTTGGGATTTGTGGTCTCTTCTCATTATTCTCGGCTGCTCTTTTACAGTCTATTTTATACTGGACCAGGGCATCCAAGAACTCTTTATTGTTGACGTAATGTGCTGGACGCTTATTCTTTGTCATTACTGATGTAGTGATCATATTTTTTCCTTAATTGGTATTTAGTGAGATTGTAGCACCAAAACCGGATTTTGTCAACCCCCTAAATAGGTGGAAGAGACTTGACAAAGATGGAATTTCCTGCTACAATCAAGCTAACGACTGGAGAAGAGATTTTCGCTATTGTCCTACCAGAGAAAGATTTCCTGATGCTTTATGAACCGGTTATTATCAGTGAAATTAAAACAATAAATGGTGATTATGGTTATAAAATTGAACCCTGGTTAAAGACTGCATCAGATGATATGTTTATTGTTAATAGAAATAATATTATTACTTTAAGTGAATGTAAGGATAAAGATATTATCAATTATCATCTGAAGTTTATTGCTAAAAAGAATATGATTGGTTATGTGGATCCTTATGAAGAGAAATTATCTAAAAAACAAGGATATGTTTCTAATGTGAATATTATGCGAAATAAACTAGAACAGTTATTAAATAGTTCTCCTTCGGAGAACAATCCTACGGATTAAACAAGTTTTAGTTTTATGTTTCTGAAGGAAACATCTACGAAGTAGTCACTAGAGTTATCTGATAATTATTAAGTATTAATTAATACTAGAACATATCCATCAAACCGACAAACCGATCCTAGACCCATTCCTGAAAAAAGTCAAGTGGGTATATGACAATCAAGAAATTGGCACAAGGGTAGTTGACAAATTCAAATAAAAAGTGTATTATACGCAAGTCCAACAAATTTTATCATGTCTAATCTTAAAAGCCTTTTTCATGTAAGCAATCATGTTGATAAGTCCACTCGGATTTCTTATGAGGAATCCCAGGCCATAGTTGCACTAGCCAATGCAGTAGTAGAAAACGCCAGGGCTATTTCGGCCATTTGTGATTTGGCTAGTGTCTCTGGTCCAGTGGCCAATGTTTCTAATTGTAATTTCTACAATAATGCCCCTGATACCTCCGCAATGAGTGTTGGTTCCGAGGATCCTGAAGAAATGGAAGAACCAGATGAGGTAGAAGAATCTGAGGATCTGGAAGACTCTGAAGTGTAAATGGAATTAATTTTTATCTGCGCCGTTTGTATTGGTATAGGAATCATAATAGGTCAAAACTCTTCGCCAAAGAGAAGGTCTTATGAAAACTATAATCGGCCAAAAGGTCCACCTCCACTAAAACTTAAGAAATCGTTAAGGCTCGATGAAAGCCCGGTACAGAGAAACCATAATAGAGATGGTCCATCAACACCCAAACCAGAAATTATCCCTGAAGGCCAGTCAAGAAAAAAGCGATTTTCTGATGAAGAAATTGAAAACATGTTACGTGAAGCATTCATAGAAGTAGTCGTGAATGGCGGCTATCAACCCATAAAACAACAAGGTAATCCTGAACCACCACCAAAAACACCATGAAAAATTCTTCTCCTGAAACTTTAAATATCTGGGCCTCGGTCTATTCTCTTCTTATTTGTTGGGAAGTGGCTGTCCTACTAAAACTCTTACCATAATGACAGACATAACCGTACATAAGCCCGATGGGTCCACGTACAATATAAATATCCCCGAGTTCCATAATGAGCCCTACAACGAGGTTTCCCTGGCCTGTGAGGACCCTGAGTTCTATATCAACGCCCTGATACAGAAATATGAGGCTGTTAAGGCCGGTCTTTTAGAGGAGGCTAAATTGTTTCCTGGAGACACAAATTTTATTGGCCACTCAATTTGGGATACTATTGAGTCGATAGACAGTTTAATTCATTATCTGAAAATGATGATTAATGGAACACTTTGAGTTCTACAAAGTCGGCTATAAGTACATGGACAAACAAATGTTCGCCGTCTATTTCACCCTAGGAACAGCCCAGGCCGCAATGAAAAATATGATTGATAGAGGAGTTCAAGTAACCGGGTTAGAATCTCAAAGACTATAAATCTATTTTATAAATATCGTACTCAAACTCTTCTTCATTATAAAGTTTAACTCTTTCTATAAAGTGGTTTAAGGTATAATTCTTTCCACAATCATCAGCAATATCATATAAAACACACTTATCCTTTGTTTTGGATTTTCTGAGTCCTCGACCAATTGTTTGAAGAACTCTGATTTTTCCTTTACTTGGAAAACCAAATATGATGTTGTTTAGGTTTTTAATTGAAACTCCAGTGCTGAAAACTCCATACGATGCGATTATTATTGCATTATTTTCCCTTTCAACAATCTCACGGACTTCTTCTCTTTCTTTGGCATCAACACCACCATGAACAAAGAATACCTTTCTTCCATCAGCGGCCTTTTCTTTGATTAAATCATAAAGAACTTCTCCATGAGTTTCTACCCTTGAAAAGATCAAAAGGGTATTTCCTTTTAGACTTAATGCAAGATTTCGTAGGTAATTATTCCTATTCTCGTTGGTAATTAGGTACTGAACCTCGTCTTCATAAGTAAAGAATTTTTGTTCTTTATGTTTTAGAACTAGGCACTTGATATCTAATTGGGCCGCTCTTCCTTTTTCTATTAGTTCTTTGGTGTTAATTGCCTTATATGATTGACCAAAAAGCCCCGTAATCGTAAGTTCATTAACTGCCTTTCCGTCATCATTATTACTCAGAGTTCCTGTAAAACCAAAACGGTATTTTACATTATGGGCGTTTTTCATAATGTTGATCAGGCTCTTAGATTTTACACCATGACATTCATCAACCATAATTACGTCATAATCGTCATAGAATGACTTTGGGTTATCGCTTATACTTTGCCAGGTAGAAAAAGTAACGGGCATGTCGGTTTTATGATTTTGACCAGCATAAATCATATGAATATTTTCTTCTGAGTCGTACCCATAATCTGCCCAGTCTTTATACATCTGATGAATCAGGCTAGTAGTCGGGAACACGCAAAGAATCCTTAACCCTTTCATTAGGTAATACTTTGAGATACAGTAAATCATAAAAGACTTACCAGAAGAAGTTGCAGACAGAACTGTTTTACGATTATATCTCAGGCACTCATAAACAGTATCAATCTGGTAGTCATAAGGATCTAGACCAGATTTTTTACTAATGGCCTTAACGAACTCAGAAACACCTTCTTTGGTTATTTCTTCATTGATCTCAAAAGGACACCCGTAGAATTTGCTATTTCTGAACTCATAAGAATATCCATAGGTCTTTATTTTGGCGATTACCTTATCTAGCAATCCCGCATAAATTTCACCGGTTGTTTTTGATAGTAAACAGATTTGTCCATTCCATCCACCTCTTTTATAGGCCGGAGAAAATTTGGCCCCAGGCACCTCAAAGGTAAAGTAAGGAGCCAGTTCATAAAGAACATGTGGCTCACAGACTAGTTTAATGAATACTTCGTTCTTCTTTTCAATGATTATATCAGACATTACTGACCTGCTTTAAATTTACTCCATTCGATGCTATCTCGGATTTGAAATGATCTATTGTGAATCATCTTCAAGATATCAGTGAGATATCCCATAACATGAGAACAATAATCAACCCTGGTTTTTAGTTTTACTAGGTCCACATCAGAATTTAGATAAATCGGAACGTCGCTTTTTAGTATTTTATGAGGCCATGGTTTTTCATCGTAAACTTTATCATCTGCCTTGCCTAAGTAATAAAAAGTCTTTTCGGCATATAGGGCATTATATTTGGCCTCAAATTCCTTTTTTAGCTCATAAAATCTGTTTTGGATCTCATGATATTTGCTGTGAAGCATAGGAATTCTAAGGGCCTCTTCATGTAGATTATCCGGATCCATTTCTGAATCCTCTTTCCACATGGCCTCAATTTCATTTAGTTTCATAATTTTAAAGGGGGACAGTGATGTATTTAGACTAAATATGGGGCAGATGTCTGCTCTTGAAATTTAAAAACATTATAAGGTAAAAAATGACTGAACAAAACAACAATTCCCAGGATAATAATACTATAGACGCTACAGAAACAATTGATTATTGTATAAGACTTATTTTAGACCAAATTAATAAAGATAATTATCATAATTCTGGTTTAACTAAAGAAGAATACATTAAAAAAATGTCTGGGCATCTCCAAAACTTACAAAACATTAGGATGTGAAAAATGGCTAAAACTTATGAATACAATGAGAACCTTGCAGTTATGGATACGGAAACTCATAATGCACTAGTGTCTCATTTCAATAAAATCCAAAAATTTGCCGAGAATAAAAAGTTTGAATGGGAAGACGAAGAAATCCCAGAGGAAAACTATGGTATTACTTTTGATTTTGATGAGTGGCTGGAATATTCACTTTCCAATATGGAAAAGAATTATGAGTTTTGCCACGAAGAAATCCCGGAAAATCTAAAAGAAAATACGATTAATTATGTAAATCAAATTAAAGATTATATTGATGGGTTTTTACTAAAACCTGCCGCACTTTATAATCACAAAATGTTTGGGTGGCAATCTTATAAAATTAAGGGTAAAAATTTTGATGAGATTGTAAAGTTTGTCAAGGAACTCAAAGAAAATAATGAGACGGTGTTTCTTTATGAGATTCTTTATAGTTCAGGAAGAACCGAAGATGTTGTAATTGAAACTGAAGATTCAAAACAAACTTTTCTAAAATGTGTTGATTCATTTAAACTTTTTTATGGTGTTGTTAACCATACATCATAAAGGGTTTCCGTTAGCGTCTACAATTTCAAAATAAGTATATTTAAATTTTACTTCTGCAGTAAATGGATCTGAATCCGTAAGGGTCGAGTCAAACAACAGGGTCGTCAGACCATAAGGAAACAGGTCATAGTATTTAACCATAAAGTTTGGACGTTGATTGCTGTTTAGGACCTGCAAGGTTCCGTCAGAATAAAGACCTCCTTCGCTTTTTTGTAAGTCATAAATTTGGTGTAAACTTTCTGGATATCCAAGACCTTTTAGCCATTTATAGATTTCTAAATAATTCTCAAGGTTCTCATCAACCAAAAATCTAAGGTTAAAATCTTCAAATGTTATTTTATCTCCTGGTTCATAAAGGTCCTTATAAGGCGTCGGAAAATCGGCTAGACCCAAGGTCATCGATGGAATGTTTGATGTGTTAGAATAAAACGAGACTTTAGGGGCCTTGCTCAAGGTAAAAAGAAACTGGGTTGGCTGGAGGAAGTTTCTGTTTTCTACTTGGTTTTGCGTAGGTTGAGCATAAGGAAAATTCGGCATATTACAAAGACTTTTTACTATTTATGGACGATTTTCAAAAACTACTCCAGAACTCATGGACCGATCCTGCCCTATTTATAAGGCTAACAAAAAATCAAGAGTTTATCAAAAACCTAGAAGAAAAAACGTCCTTTTTAGACGCTCATTATACTAAAGTAAGAAATAAACATAGAGTCTACGTACTTTTAAACGATATAACCACTCCACCCCTTTGCATTTGTGGTTGTGGTCTACCAGCGGCCCTTAATCAAACCAGACCTGAAGAGGGCTTTAGGAAATTCTTCAATAATGACCATTCCTTAAAAAATAAAACCCCTATTATCACCAAAGAGGAATTATACCACCAAAGAATTATCCTTCAAAAATCGGTAGAGCAGATTGCAAAAGACCTAAAAATTGGAGAGGTTTCGATTAGAAATAAATTAAAAGAATTTGGTCTTAATGATCTGTTTGATGCAAGGCAAAGAAACGTCAATGCAAATAAGATCCTGCAATCGAGAGAAGAATTATCAGATCTTTATGAATCAGGACTAACCACCGAACAAATAGCCGAAAATCTTAATACAACAAAAGGGACTGTATCTAGGTGGATGTCGGTTCATGAGATCGAGGCAAGACCAAGTAATTCTTATGAAAGGAAAATCAAAAAGATATCTAAAGAAGAAAATAGTGTTTATAAATGGTTGAGTAGTGTTTATGATCAAGAAATTCGGCAGTCAAATAGATCTATTCTTAATGGTAAGGAATTAGATATTTTTATACCAGAGAAAAATATCGCCATTGAATATAATGGGCTTTATTCACATCTTTATAGACCCTGGGAAGAGAAAGAGGGTCTTATTAAAGGGAGAAATTATCACTTACAAAAAACTATTGAGTGTGAAAAACAAGGTATTCAATTACTTCAGTTTTTTAGTGATGAATGGAAGTTTAAAGAGGATATTGTTAAGAATATTATAAAGAGCAAGTTGGGATTAAATGAGAGAATTTATGGTAGAAAGTGTTTGATAAAGGAAATTAGTGTTTCTGAGAAGAATTCTTTTTTAAATCAAAATCATATCCAAGGAGAAGACAAAAGTAAGGTAAAACTGGGTCTTTTTTATGAGGGTAATTTGGTTGCGGTAATGACTTTCTGCGGTTCTAGGTTTAATAAGAATTTTGACTGGGAATTATCCAGGTTTTCGTGTCTGGGTGGTTATACTGTTGTTGGGGGCTTTAGTAAGTTGTTGAAGTATTTTATT